CACAGATTGAAGAGCAAGTCGAACTAGAGCGTGAACAGATTCGACAAGGGCTCAAGCAACTGCGCGATAACACCCGCAAGTTAGAAGACAAGTCCTACGCCAGTGCATCCGTGTACGGTGTAGCGTCAATTGAAACTCTCATCCCTTTAGTTGTTAAAAGGATTGAGGCTACAACCTCTCGTATTTACGAAAGGAAGACAGGCAAAGCTTTTGCTGAAATCAATAAGTATCTTACTGACGTAGAAGCTGAGGTAGCAGCAGCTATCGCTTGTAAAGTCACCTTTGATACTGTATTCAGTACTAAACCAAACAGCAACAAGCTACAGAATGTAACCGACACTATCGGTCAAGCTGTCGAAAACGAATGCATGATGCGTCATTATGAACGCAACGTGCCTGGGTTACTTGAAACCCTAAAGAAAAACTATTGGCACAAGTCAATAGGTACACACCAAAAGGTTGTGGTGATTCGTACTCTTATGAACCGCTATGACGTACCTCATTGGCAGGCATGGGGACGTGCTAACCGTGTCAAGCTTGGCGGCTGGTTGCTTGACTGTATTTGTGAAGCGACTAACTGGTTTATGCGTGATGTGAGAAGGGAAGGACGCAAGACAATGCAATACGTTGTCCCAACTCCTGAGTTTCTTGAAATTAAAGACGAAGTAGTAGCCACAGCTGAGTTATTCAGCCCAATGGCTTGGCCAATGCTGATTGAGCCCAACGACTGGACCAACGAACGACCCGGCGGCTACCTGCTCAACGAAATCATGCGTGGTCACGACATGGTGCGCCGTGGCAATGACGGGCGTATACAGGGAGAAACACCCATCAAATTTCTGAACAAGATTCAGAAAGTTGCCTACCGTTTGAACCCGTTCATCATTGATGTAGCGGAAGAGTTGGAACGTAGGCAGATTGAGGTGGGTAAGTTTGTCCCTATTATTGAGATGCCTCTACCGCCTAAACCTGTAGACATTGCAGAGAACAAAGAGTCTCGATTGGATTACAGACGTAAGGCAGCTGAGGTGATGAATGTCAATGCTCAGTCATTCCAACGGTCCTGCCGTACCCGAATGACACTGAATGCAGTGAAGGTGTTTAAGGGTAAGGAAAAGTTCTTCATTCCTTGGTCTTTTGACTACAGAGGTAGAGCTTATCCTATCCCTGCCTTCCTTACCCCTCAAGACACAGACTTTGGTAAATCATTGTTGAAGTTCTATGAGGAGTCATTCGTTGATGACTACGCCTGTGACTGGTTAGCTTTTCAAGTAGCTACTACATATGGTCTTGACAAAGCGACCATGCAAGAGCGGTTAGCATGGACACTTGAGAACCATCAACTAATCACAATCATCGCTACAGACCCACTGGGTAACTTGCATGAGTGGGAAGGTGTCGATGAACCTTGGCAGTTCCTTGCAGCTTGTGAGGAGTACTATCATTGTGTCATTGAATGTGATCGTTCTCATACTTCACTGATGGTAGCTACTGATGCTACATGCAGTGGTCTTCAGATTCTTGCTGGTCTTGCTCGTGATGCCTCTACAGCACGACTTGTAAACGTCCTTCCATCCGATAAACCTCAGGATGCTTACAAGGTCGTTGCAGAGGCTGCTACGCCTAAATGTCCCGCTTCCATTCGTCCGTACATGGACAGAAAAACTGTGAAGCGTGTCGTGATGACTGTTCCTTACAACGCTAAACCGTATTCCAACCGTGGGTACATCCGTGAAGCGTTGAAGGACAAGGGTGTTGAGATTGAAAAAGAAGATCTCACCGCTACTGTCAAAGCAGTCAGGGATGCAATGAATGTTGTCGTTCCTGGTCCTATGGCGGTCATGACATGGATTGAAGGTGAAGTAGCAGAGGCAATTAAACGTGGAGCAACTGAACTGACTTGGACTACTCCTTCAGGTTTTGTGGTAACACAGAAACTGATGAAGAAGCAAGTTGAAATCATCAGTCTTCAGTTACTTGGTCGTTGTGAAATTGCTTTGGCAACTGGTGACACCGACAAGGTTGACCTAACTCACCACAAAAACGCAACAGCTCCCAACCTCATCCACAGCTTAGACGCATCTCTTCTGCACTTGTCTGCACTGCGCTTTGATGCACCCATAGCTCTTATTCACGACTCCGTGTTATGTAGAGCTACAGACATGTCCACCTTGTCCACGCTTGTTCGTGAGACATACATGCATCTCTTTGCAGAGCATGACTATTTGACTGACTTCAAGCACCAGATCGGTGCTGAGACTGATCCACCGATTGTAGGCGACCTTGAGCCTGAGTCGGTTATTGAATCCACCTACTTTTTCTGTTAATGGCAAACCGTACCATTCATAAGACTGAACAGCCTGTGATCCTTGAGGGTTATCAAGCTGTACTGAAGCCGGGTAAGTTCGGCTATAAACTGTCTGCACTTGTCGATCAGGCAACCGTAGACAAACTGGAAGATGAACGGACTGAAGTCCTTAAGTGGGCAGAGTCCAAACTGAAGAACCCCAAGCGTTCCACTCTCAAGCCTGAGCCGTGGGAAGAAGTGAGTGAGGGTAAGTACCAAGTTAAGTTCAGCTGGAATGACGAAAGCCGTCCTCCCATTGTTGACACTGAAGGTACTCTGATCACCAACGAAGATACCCCGCTGTATGGCGGTTCAAAGGTGAAGCTGGCATTCTACCAGAAACCCTACATCCTCAAAGATGGTGTCACCTATGGCACCAGCCTGAAGCTGGCAGGTGTCCAAGTGATTGCACTCAACAGTTCCGCTGGTGTTGACACTGGCGACATGGGTGAAACCGACATTGCTGAATTGTTCGGCAAGACCACTGGCTTCAAAGCTGGTGAACCCAACATTACTTCCAACGACGAAACCACCACCGACGACGACTTCTGATGATTACCTTTGATTGCACTAAGAACGAAGCCCTCGGCTTGTACGAAGGCACCCTCACTGTCTCTCTGCCTGAGATCAGCGTCACCCGCTACAAAGCGGATCGCTCTGACTTCAAGTATGAGATGCGTCGTGCGGTGTCGGAGATTGTCGAAGAGATCATCGAAAAGCAACTGAACGACTGATGGGATACCGTTCAGGTCTGGAAGAGAAGGTTGCTGATCTTCTCAATGGCTTGAAAGTATCTTATGAATACGAAGACCGTCGCATTCCTTACCGATTGCAATGCAACTATCTCCCCGACTTTCATTTGAAGAATGGTGTCTTTCTCGAAGTGAAGGGACGCCTAACAAGCGAAGACCGAAGGAAGATGAAAGCAGTAAAGATCTGCAATCCCGACTTAGATATTCGGTTCGTCTTTCAAGCACCCTTTAACAAGATCTACAAAGGATCTAAAACAACCTATGCGAAGTGGTGTGATAAGCACGGCTTCCCGTGGTGTTCATACACAACAATCCCAATTGAATGGCTAACCTAAAGTACGGCTCAGTTGAATTCTACGCCGAACACTTTGGCGACATGCTCGCTGATGTAGACGGTGATGATCCGACTACTACCGACAACATCATCAAAGGTTTTTTTACCGCTGTTGATGACTGGTTTAACTATCACGAACAACAAGCTAATGCATACGCACAACTCCGACAGCGAGTTCGTGAGGCACTTGCCATGTAATAGCTGTGGCTCATCAGATGCATGTTCTATGTATTCTGATGGGCACACTTTTTGTTTCTCATGCAACACTTGGTCTCCAGGTGAAGGAGACGTTGTTCACAATCATCAACGCATGACCACCAATGTCCAACTACGTGGCTCAGCTGAACGGCTGCAGAAACGACGTATCTCAGAAAAGGTATGTCAAAAGTACAGAATCCACAAAGATGGCAACGTCCTTCGCTTCTATTACTTCAGTGAATCTGGTGTATTAGAGGGTTGTAAGGTCAAAACAAAAGACAAAGTATTTACTTACGAAGGCAATGTCCCAGGCACCCTCTTTGGACAACACTTGTTTCCCGCCACTGGAAAACGAGTGGTCATTACAGAAGGCGAACTCGATGCAGCTTCATGTCAAGAGGCTATGCCGGGGTGGCCGATGGTTTCTCTACCTAGCGGTGCCGCTTCGGCAAAAAAGTCGATTCAACGGGCTATCCCCTGGCTCCAGGGTTATGAGGAGATTGTCTTGTTCTTCGACAATGACGAGGCAGGCTGTAAAGCGGCGGAGGATGCAGCAAGCGTCCTTCCACCTGGCAAGACGAAGATCGCACGACTGGAAGCATTTAAGGATGCTTCAGATGCGCTACAGGCAAATGAACCTGAAGCGATACGAAGGGCAATCTGGGATGCCAAAGAGTACAGACCCGACGGCATTGTAGACGGTAAGTCGCTCCTAGAGCTTGTAACAACACCTACACTTCCTGCTGATCATGACTACCCATTTCAGGGACTACAAGGAAAGTTGCACGGGATCAGATATGGAGAGCTTGTTACGATTACTGCAGGTTCTGGTATTGGAAAATCCTCATTCTGTCGTGAACTTGCAACTAACCTTCTCAACAAAGGCGAACGGGTTGGATACCTGGCGCTCGAAGAATCAAACCGCCGTACAGCTCTCGGACTGATGTCCGCTGCTGTTGGTAAGTCATTACACATTGGAGAACATGACCGATCTACTCTCACCGAAGCGTATCAGGCAACTCTTGCTGATTGGAATCTCTTTCTTTTCGACGGCTTTGGTTCTTTTGATCCTGATCTCATCTACAACCGAATTGAATACCTGGCAACGGGTCTTGATGCAAGGGTAATCTTTCTTGATCACCTGAGTATTCTGTTGTCTGGTCTTGATGGTGATGAACGTCGAATGATTGACACCACCATGACTAAACTCCGTTCACTTGTTGAACGAACAGGAGTTGCAATGTTTCTCGTCTCCCACCTCAGACGAACATCTAACGATACTAATCACGAGGAAGGAGCACGTGTTACGCTTGGACAGCTGCGAGGAAGTGCAGCAATTGCACAACTCTCTGACGGAGTTATTGCACTCGAAAGGAACCAACAGACCACAACTGGAAACAGTGATACAACAGTGCGAGTCCTTAAGAATCGCTATTCTGGCGAAGTTGGCGTCGCGTGTAATCTAAGTTACGATCTATCTACCTGTAAATTTAATGAAACTCAAGCAGAACCCGAGTTCGACGCAACAACTGATTTTTAAGCGTCCGAATCCTCCCACTCCTGAAGCTGTTGAGAAAGCACAATTTATCGACAAAACTTACCAATGGAAGGGATCGGCAGCGAATAAAACTGCTGACGTACAACCTTCTGTTTAACGGGCTTATATTTATTACTAACTTATTTATTGTAGCTGGTGTAATTAGGCACTGGAATGACATCCCTGATCTTTGATTTAGAAACCAACGGTCTGCTGCATGATCTCTCCCGCATTCACTGTCTGGTCATCTACGATGTCGAAGCTAATCAAACCCTTTGTTACAACGATGAGGGGAATGAAGAGCCGATTGTTCGTGGTATATCACGACTGGAAGAAGCGGATTGCATAGTCGGACACAACATTATTGGTTATGACATACCAGCAATCAAGAAACTTTATTCTTGGTTTGAAGAGCCTGGTGTTGTCATGGATACTTTGTTGCTGTCTCGGCTATATCACACAGACCTGTTGAGCATAGACAAAAAACGTAACTGGAAGTTCATGCCCTCTCAGTTGTACGGACGACACAGCCTTGAAGCCTACGGTTACCGCCTTGGTGAATACAAAGGTTGTTTCGCCAAAGAAACTGATTGGAAAGAATGGAGTCAAGAGATGCAGGACTACTGCGTTCAAGACGTAAACGTTACTAAAAAATTATGCGAACACTTCCACCCCTACCTGACTGGTGCTCGCTAGAACACCAAGTCGCTCAAATCCTCACTGAACAAGAACTACATGGATGGCACTTCAACGAGAGGCAGGCGTATGAGCTTGAATCAACTCTGCGAAGCGAACTGGAATCTCTTACAGGATCACTACGAGCAAGGCATCCTCTCGTTGCAGGAGCGGAATTTACTCCTAAGCGAAATAACAAAACTTCTGGTTACGTTGAGGGATGCACCTTTACTAGACTCAAGGAGTTTAATCCGACAAGTAGAGACCACATCGCATGGATAATGCAACAGCACTACGGCTGGAAACCTACACAGTTTACAGACAAAGGTAAGCCTGTTATTGATGAGGTAGTTCTCAAGGATATTGGTACGCCAATTGCCCTTCAGTTCTTTCGTTGTCTTGAGCTAACCAAATCACTTGGCATGTTGTCGGAAGGCGTCAATGCCTGGTTAAAGTTAGTAAGAAACAACAGGATTCATCACCATTGTTCAGTCGCAACAAACACATTTCGTTGCGCTCACCGTAAACCAAACCTAGCTCAAGTCCCTAGCGATGCAGAATTCAGACAACTCTTTACGGCGACTCCAGGTCAAATCATGGTTGGCGCTGATCTTAGCGGCATCGAGCTTAGGATGCTCGCTCATTACCTTGCACGGTATGATGAAGGTCGCTACGCAAGTGTCCTCCTTCACGGAGACATTCACCAAGAAAATGCCGACAAAATTGGAATCTCCCGTAAGCAAGTTAAAACTGTAACGTATGCCTTTTTATACGGGGCTGGCGACGCCAAGCTGGGAAGAAGCTATGATCCTCAACTCTCGGAGAAAGATGCAAAGAAAAAGGGTAAAGAGATCCGCCAAGCTTACATGGATGCAGTACCAGGACTTGAGAAACTGGTTACTGCGGTTAAGTCCAAAGCGGAATCCGGTTACATCAACCTGTGTGACTCTCGCCGCTGCACTGTTGATGGTAGCCACAAAGCCCTTAACTACCTCTTACAAGGATCTGCCGGGGTAATAGCTAAACGGTGGATGCTTATTAATTATACAAACACTAAAGAGCTGTGCTGCTCACAACTTGCCTTTATACATGACGAACTACAGTTTGAATGCGATCCCGGACACGTGGACGCATTACGAACATCCTTGGTACAATCAGCTCAAGCTGCAGGACAATTCTACAACCTCAGAATCCCAATCGCAGCAGAAGCCCAAACTGGAACCGACTGGTCAGAAGTTCACTGATCCCAATCGGAAAGGTGATCTTGCTGAACAGCTTGTTAGTTTAATTGCAACTTGGAAAGGTGCAGAGGTTTACAAAAACATTAACTGCACAGGAAAAGTTGATTTAATTCTTGATGTCAACGAAAAGCTGTATGTATTAGATGTAAAACTTGGAAGACATAATTCCAAAGGGGATGGCTGGTTTGGTAATACAGCTAAAGTTAAATTTCCTGTCATCCCTGTCCTTGTAATACCTGACGGTGATATTTTTGAGTGGAAAATTCAATGGATACGTAACAGGTATCCACAAGAACTAAAAAATTTCTGGACCAAACCCACCTATGGCAACCAAATCTAAAACTGGTTTGGCACGAGTTAAATTTATATCTCGTGCTAAATACAAGCACACCCGACAAGGTAACGGCAAGCGCAGTCTCCCTTCGCATGGGCGTAAGCTCCGTCGGGGGCAAGGCAAATGAGTCTATTGATTGATGCAGACTTCATCGTTTACAAATGCTGTGCTGCTACTGAATCTGAAGTTGATTGGGGTGACGATGTAATCGTTGTCTCTTCTCACTTTAGTGATGCCTACGCAATGGTTGAACGCGAGTTGTACAAGATCGCTGAAGACCTAGGCTGCTTTGATGACACTATCCTTTTCTTTACTGATAGTGTTAACTTCCGTAAACAAATTGATCCAGCGTACAAGGGTCACAGGAACCGTAAGAAACCATGCGGTTATCGCCGGGTCATCAATAAACTCAAAGAAGACTACCAAGTTGTAGTCATGCCACAACTGGAAGCTGATGATGCGTTGGGCATCTACGCAACCAAAGAAGAGGGGCACATCATTTGTTCCCCCGATAAAGACATGAGACAAATACCTGGAGACTTGTATGATTTATCTGATGGCGTTGTCACAATCACCAAAGAAGAAGGTGACCGTTGGCACTTCATTCAGACGTTGGCTGGTGACCAAACTGATGGATATAGCGGTGTTCCTGGATTCGGGATCAAGCGAGCTGTCACCTTCTTTGAAGAGAACGGGTACAGCTGGAAGTCAGTTGTCGAAGCGTTCAAGTCGAAAGACCTTGACGAGTCAGTTGCTCTCCAAAATGCAAGACTCGCCAAGATTCTACAGCATTCCGATTATGACTTCGATACCCAGTCCGTCAAATTATGGACCCCCACCGCCGATCACTGAGTTAACGCTGGAACAAGAGTTTAAACTTCGCCAAATCGAAGATGCTCTTAACAAACCTGATACTCGTAAGGAGGACATCATTACTATTTTCATGGCTCTCCAGAAGCAGAATTTTGTCCTCTCCAACTCACTCACTAACCTCCTAAAAAATTGGCCAAAACCAACTCAACTGGACCCGACTACTATCGACGAGGTTCTATCCAGGTTTGGGATTTCATCCGAGACCAAGGATTGAGTTTCCACCTTGGGAACGCCATTAAATACATCTGCCGTGCTGGTTACAAAGATGACCGCATTGCAGATCTTCGTAAAGCTATCCACTACCTACAGAACGAACTAGAAAATGAAATCCTTGATGAATCAAGCGCAGGAGTTTCGCCGTGGCTATCAAGTGACGAACGATACTGGAGCAGCTTCACGGGCGATGCAGAAGCGTTTGATCGTTGAGGAGTTCAAAGAGTTCCTGGAAGCTGAACAGCAGCTGCTGTACGGCTACACACGTAACGCTGAAGACTGTTTGAAAGAGCTTGCAGACCTTGTGTATGTCTGCTATCAATACGCTGCTAATCTTGACTGGGATCTGGATGAAGCAATGAACCGTGTTCACCAAAGCAATATGTCAAAGCTTGGTGAAGATGGTAAGCCAATCCGTCGTGAAGATGGTAAAGTACTTAAAGGTCCCAACTACCAACCCCCTACCCTCACTGATCTCGTTTAATAATGTCCGCCACTACCAAAGAACTCGTCGCTCGTACTGGGCGCGTACAGTCATGGATTGACGACCCCACCTCCCGCCTTCCCGTTTCCTGCACTGTCTTTGTGGTGGAGGATTCTATGGAAGGACCAAATGGAATCGAAGCCAGCTGGAGATTCGTCTCTCATGCACTCCGATATGGAGCGGGAGTTGCAGTCCATCTATCAAAGCTCCGAGCCAAAGGAGCAGAAAATGAAAAAGGTCTTGTTGCTTCTGGACCTGTATCGTTCGCACGAATCTACTCAACCCTGAATGAAACACTACGCAGAGGTGGTGTGTATAAGAATGGCGCTGTTGTGTGCCACCTTGACCTTAATCATCCTGACGTTTTGGAGTTTATCCAAGCTAACCGAGCGGAGCTACCCTGGGTCAAACGATGCGTCAACATCAATGACTATTGGTGGGAAGAAGCAACTCCTAACGTAAAACAAGCACTGCTTCAAGGTATCCGCCAGGGTGACATCTGGCTCAACAAAACTAAAATTGATGCATATGGAAAACGAATCCGTGGTAACGTCTGCCTTGAGGTTTACTTGCCGTCACGAGGAACTTGCTTGTTGCAGCATGTCAATCTCGCTGCCTGTGACGTCGAAGACATCGCACCGGCTTTCGTTAAAGGTATGTCCGAGTTGTGCAGTCTCCATAGCAGGACAGGCGTTGGAGAGTCTGGCGAGTACCTGCCATCCGAAACAGATCGACAAGTCGGACTGGGAATGCTCGGTCTTGCCAACCTGCTACGAAGGTACGGAGTAACGTACCAACAATTCGGTGACGCTTTGGAAGTGGTCAACAGTGGTGATCAAGTCAAAGAGTTCACCCCTGCAACCACCCTTGCTCTTGAATTCCAAAGTGGCGTCGCCCAAGCTGCGTCGATTGCACGAGTTAACAACATGGATCGTGCCTTCGCTATTGCTCCTACTGCTTCTTGTAGTTACCGATACAAAGACCCGGATGGCTTCACTGCCACCGCTGAGATTGCTCCTCCCATTGCCCGTCAAGTAGACCGTGA